CTACTTGATTTTTTCTTTGCCGCCATGATTAATCCTCGTATAAATTATTAAAAGTTATAGAAGGGTCTAAATAACTTTCATGCCCTTCTGCAGAATGTAGGTGTTGTGATGGAACGAAATCTGGAGCACCCTCACCAGTTACCCATAAAGCAGGACTTGTAGCCCTTACTCTATTATTTGGTAAAGCAACTAAATTACCTTTCCATTCACAATCTTCTGTTATATATAATACATGAGACTGTTTGTGTTGTGCAGGGCAGTCTGCAATAGCATTATTTGTATAATCTACTGTAAACATATACTTACCAGTATAAAACTTTCCGTCAATTTTGCAAAGCCATGGACTAGAACTAACCCTATCCATAACTATTACTGAATGTTCTCTAGATTCGCAATCCCAAGGCTGTGCTAAATGGTCTTCCATAGGAACCGCCCATTCCTCTACAGGTATGTCAGCTATTAGACCTTGAATTGGCATACGTGCCCACATGGCACCACCGTGTATATTACCTTCGTCCCAATCGTCATATTCAGTTTCACAACCTGTAAAAACAACTTGAAAACTTAACGACCTGTCTGGTATTGTGTTTACTGCGAAAGCAATAGCGTGAAGAAACTCGCCATGATATCTAGAATGATTTGCGGTAAATTCTCTACGTACCCAGCATTTGAAATGTGGGATATTGCTTATAAGATGAGGCACTTACTTCTTTTTAGAAGATTTTCTTTTCATTGTTCTTTTCTTAGAACCACCTTTCTTTTTGTATTTTGAGCTTTTGATTGCTCCACCTCTTTTATAGCCTTTTGCTCTTTTCATCATAAGTTTTCTCCTTGTTTTAAAACTCTATCTTTTAATCTTATAGCTCGTGGACCTACTTGTATAGCCCAACGACTATCTAACATTTCAACTGCGGCTTTATCCCAGTTACGGTCTTCCATCGCACCTAAAAACTTTTTAAATTTTAGTAACCTTGTAATACCTAAATTAAAACACATATTAGCCATAACTCTTTGTAAATCTTCTGGTAAATCTTTCCACCAAACTAAATTTCTATCTAAATCGTTTATAACGTTTTGTATATCGTTTTCAAAACATTCATCTATTCTTTCTTTAGAAACAGGTGTATCTACGTCTTGTCCGTGTTCAGGGTCTGTTTCTAATATTAAATGCCCTATTCCAAACGTAGGATATCCTAAATGGTCTAGGTATATCTTATCGATACATCCTTCATCAAAAGTTAATTCTTCTTGTAGCTTTTTTAAATCCATAGTCTTACCTCTTACAATATTTTTACTGTTGTGTCCCCACCAGTTGACACACTTACTTGCCCAAGAGACGCTACTCCCTGAACTCCTTTTTCTGTTCCCGAATAAATATCTGACCATTGTTCTCCCGTCCATAACTGTAGTTGTTGTGTACTTAAATTCCAAATAAGGTCGCCACTATTAAATTGGTTTATATTCCTTTGTGATTCATTAACATTTACAGTTGAATTAACATCGACCTTATTTAAACTTAATTCTAAAACCCTAACCAATCTATTGAAAATTTCTGGAGTAATGGGTCCTATAGCTACAGGAAGTTTTGTTTCTAATAGTTTAGACATTATCGCATTCCGTCAGGTTTAATATCTATACGTGTTGCACCTAGTCTAAAACCCATTCCTGTATCGTTGGTATTAGTATCATTAGATTGAACTCTTAGCACAGCTTGTCTTCCTCTAGCTCTTGTATCTATTTTAGTCGTTACAGAAGTACAGGCACTTGTAACTGCGGTAGTAAGTTCTTCTCCAGGAAAGTTTCTTCTTTTTAAAACTATGTCTACTGTTTGACCGTCAGCTCCTGTATTACCTGAACCTGTAAATTTAACATCAGGAATTATTCTACTAATAAATTGATATTGGTCTCCTTCACCTAAATCGAAATCAGCAGATTCTATAAAAACATTAGTCATCGCTGAACCGTCGTCATCATTACCTGTTTCGTGATTAAACAAATAACCTGTGTAGTTAGTTGTATACGTTGCTTTAGGGTCACTAAAAATGCCTTCGTCTAACCAACAAGTTCTAGAAAGGTTTCCTATCATCCATACGTTTTCTTCGTAATTATAAGTAACATACCTATCGATAACATTACTATCAGCAGAACAATAAAACCAACCTACTTCATCAAAAGCTTTATTTACAAAACCAAATATTTGATAACTTTGTGTTTGGTTTAAATCAGAAAATACATAGTTATCTACAGTACACGGAAGTTGTTGTATACTTCCCGAATACGCGTAAAAACCTTTTTTATCCATCCAAAACACACCCTTAGGTGTGTTTATCATAGCGTTGGGTCCCACTAACCCAACACCTTCATTAACTAAATTAATCGAAAAAGTAAAAGGCTGACCAACAAAAGTCATAGAATATAACGATGTATCTGTCCATATTAGTGTTTCTTGTCTTGCTCTAACAGCTCCAACGATTGCAGAACCTGCTGAAAGTCTAAACGAACCTGCTGTATTAGTAGATAACGGTTCCCATTGTTCTACATTTTCTTGGTCGCTCCAAGCTATAAACATAGGGTCTATAGCTCCTGTTCTAGCTGTACCTGAATCGTTTATAGGGTCTGCTCCAAAACAAATAACGTGTCTATCTACGTCCGAAACCATAACTTGTAAAGCTAATGTAGGTGTTAAATTAGCTCCTGATAAATCAGATAAAGCAACAGCTCTTGTTTCTACTCCATTAGTTTCATCCCAATAAAAAATACCCGCTCCACGTGCGTTTATAACTAAATCTTCACCAAAGTTGTCATGAGACCAAAGTCTTAACTGATTAGCGGCGTCTAGTGGTGAAACGCTACCCCAAGTTCCTGCTCCCCAATAGTCAGAACCCCAACCTGTAGAAGGAACGTAAACATCAAGCCCCACGTTTATTTCATAAGTACCTACTGTGTTACTGCCACCATTTCCCGTATCTGAGCTGTTTGCAGTAACTTCTGTTCCGCTAGTATCTTTAGCTACAATAGTATATGTATTTGTTGTTACAGTAACGATTTGATATTCTTGATTTAAAACTGCGGCTGTTATATTGCCGCCTAAAGAAGCTGCTGCACTAAAAGTAACAAAATCATTTGCAACGGCTCCATGTCCTGTATCAGTTACGGTAATAGTTGAAGAACCGTTAGTTGCAGCAAACGTCACGTCTCCTGCAGCTGTAGTAGAACGTATTGGCGTTACATCATTAAAAGATGAACCGTCCACAACATAATATTTCCAAGTAGTTCCTAACCCTAAATATTTCGTTCCAGCTAAATCAACCCAAGCATGAAGTGCTCGTCCTGTGGCTTTAAAAGTGCTAGTAGTGGCTTTAACCCAACCACCTATTTTTTCTGGTAAACCTTTACGAAAACGAACTAGGTTAGAGTTTACCCAACCACCTTCACTAGCGTAATCAGTTGCTTCTTTATTTATTCCTGGTTTAAATAAAAGCTTTTGAAGAGGCACGTAATCCTCCTATAGAAACTTAGTAAGAATGATTGAGCCTACTATAAACGGGTATATCCCCCAAAGGAGCATTTCTAATCTTTTAAACTTCGCAGAGCCTTCGTCTAGGCGTTTTTCTATATACTCATAGCGAATAGCACATTCTCTTTCGTGTGCGTTAAGCTCTGCTAATGCATCCTTGACAGTAGGCATTATTTTTCCTTGGCTTTCCCTATGTTTAAAGCCAGTAAGTCTACAAACTTATATAACTTACCTATCCATGCATCATCTTTTGGTGTTGGAGTAGAAGCTGCCACAATCGAAGCGATAGTAACTATTGCTGTTATCCACATAATCAAATCTGCCATTTATTTCTCCTCTTTTTCTTCTAGAACCTCATCAGCTTTTTCTTTCGTTGAAGCTATAAAAGTGTTTTCAAAAACACTTAGAGCTGCTTGTATTTGGTCTAAATCGAACTGTATTTTAGATTTTTTATTTCTTAAATCAGTTATTTGATTAGCTAAATACTTTTGCTCATCAGTCATCTCTGATTCTAGTATTTCATTATCGCCAATGACGGCTTTATTTTCTTCTTTTTGCATTAGTGCACCTCCTAAGGTGATATTTTATTAAAATTAACTACTTAAAGTTTTAGTTACGCTAGACGGACTAATCTTTTCAGCGATTTGTGCATCTAAACCGTCTTTAAGACTTTGTACAGCTTCTTCACCCATAGCAGTTTCTACCCAGCCTTGAACGTCAGAGCTTGTTAAGTCTGCAAAGGCTGTGAAGTCTGATATATCTGCTGTGTCTACAGATTGAGTTCCGTATACAGTAGCTGTCCAG